CCAATACTACAGATCCATTTTCAATTTATCAGACGCACTAAAATACGCTACGATCTTCGCCCATAGCTCCTTACAGTAACCTACTAGCTTACTTAACTGCTCCTTTAACCATACTAGACACTTCTCTACCAACTTACCTACTTCACTCGCTCTACCTTTAGCTATAAGCTCCTCAGCATATGACTTAATCTTCATAGATGAATCGTCAATAGCCTTAGTCGCTTGAGCAACAACATCCGCATCCTTAACACTACTAACTACATCAGACTTAACATTCACTAACGCTTCTTTTAAACTAGACATAATAACTCCATTGTTTGTGCATAATCGCACGTTTATGTTACCTAACTAACAACACCTACTACTACATACTAGAAACTAATCAACTTACCCATAACACCACAAGCCAAGTACTTACTCTCATTGTCATATACCATTCCATCCAATACACACTTACCTTTCTTACCGTCATGAAATTCATGACTATCAAACATATTCCAATACACACCAAGATTCTCCTTAGTCATCTTCTTCTGACATTCCCCTCTATTAGTCCATAGTACTAATACATAACCAAATTCCCTTAACGTAATTAACTCATTAATTAACTCCATATTCACACTCAAATCATTAACATTACAATCGTTATACCAAGACAATGTTTTCTCAAATCCAACTTCAGATACCATCGTTTTAAATTTAGAATCTAATGAACCATTTAATAACGTTCCATCGACATCAACATAAATCTTTTTAGGAATGAGATGAATCTCAAAATCAGAAGAATTACCACCATCATCTGTATATAAAACACAGATAACACCAGATGAAGAAACAGCAACAGTAACATCTTGCAATCGTGCAATATGATTACTATATCTATTAGCTTCCTCTACACCAAGGACGGAAGACACTAAAGCAATGCATTCTTCAACAGTAATCTTTTTCATAATAACTCCTCGTTTTGAACTGACCCCGTACCTCGAATGGATCAGTCACTTTGTTATATGTTTAATAAAAACACTAGGATATTTGACTCACTTTTTGGGCGTTCTAATGCATCTCCATTTTTTTTGGTTTTCCTAAAATCGGCATTCTGGGATTTTTTGTTTTTTTATTTTTTCGGTTCTATAAGGGTTTTTGCATTGCGCATACGCGCGGGACATTATTTTTGTTGCATTGAAGTTTCTCGGAGCTTATAATTTATTAGGGCTGACTTGAAGTCTCTTTATAGGTTACTGAAAGCCCTCCCTCCTTTTCGGCTGTTCATGTCAACCCTACTTCTCTACGGTATGGCATGAGCAGCTTCAAAACAGCCCCACCTCAAATCTGGCGAACTTAGATTAAAACCCTGGGTTCGCTAGAACCCTCTACACACTATTAAATTCTCCTTCGTTCTCGATTTTTCATTTTTTACATATAATTTTTTTATAAATACTCATTAATTGATACAAACAGCCCTATTTGTACCTTTTAATTGATATTTAGGCATATCGCGGGAAAGAGGGGCTATCTGATGTTCCCTTGTTGTACTCTGTTGCAACTCTGTTCATACACTGTCCACATATGGACTATTTACCCACATATTGTCCAGATATGGACAGACCCGTGTAAGTACTTAATTCCTTGATGCACCATATTCACCCATGCTATAATCTACTCTAAGGGTACTTTGTTTACCCATCATAAGGATTCACATGAAAGTTAAGAAACAGGCAATGAAAAGCGTAGAAGAATTGGATAGCAACTTTACTCGTTCAACTATTGACCAATTACTTGATGGCTTACCCGAAGAAGAGGAAGCACTGCACAATCTAGCGCCACAAGGAGAGGGACTTGTCCCATCCAAATTCTATGACGGTGGACTCACTCCTATTATCGACAATTACCTCCCTGCTGGTTTTACCCTAACGGAACAAGAAAAGAAGAACGTCACACAAGGTGTTAAAAGGTTATCATCTGGCTTAAGGGCTTCCATGCCCATTACATGCTATGGGGATAAATGCCCATTCAAACTTCAATGTCCTCTTCATCAGCAGTTGGGAAGAGTGCCGGAAGGAAAACCCTGTCCGATAGAAGGGATGCTATTAGATCAATACACGAAACGATATATCGACGAATTTGACGTTAAATCTGACGCAATGTCCGAGGTAACGACTATGACAATGCTAGCATCGACGCATGTTATGGAAATGAGGGCATTCATCCTATTGGGGAAAGACGAGAATGAGAATCCAGACGGTCTGATAAAGAACGTAGTGGGTTTCAATAGCGACGAGGAACCCATTATACAACTTCAAGAACACCCTGCCTTCAATATCATCGAGCGCGCTTGGCGCTGGAGGAAGAATCTGTTAGAATCATTAGTGGGCACGCGGAAAGAAAAATACAAGAGAGATGCGGTTATGGGGACAGTTGGTCCGGCATCAGTATCTACCGCAGCGTCCGATATGAGATCAACAATCGAGAAGTTAACGATTATTGATATATCAGATGATGATTAATTGCAGCTAGGGAGGCAGGAGCCGACGGCTGTTTAGATAAACGGGCGAAGCCTGTACCGAAGGGATGACATCAGTCATCACGAGGAGAGGGCGTAGGAGAAAAAATGGCATTTTTGGGAAATTTCAAAAGCAACCTGCATTATGCAACCAAGGGCAACCCTTATCTTAAGGCTTCTTTATTAACTTCTGCAGCGGGTCAAGTTGCCGGAGGCATTGACGGATACAGAAGTGGAGATGGGATCATTGGAAGCACGGTAGGTGCGTTAGGTGGGGCGCTCAAGGGCGGCATCATGGGTGCGCTCGGTGGAGCCGCAGGTTATGGCGCATATAAAATGTATAATGCATATAACCGTGGCGGCATGGCATTGGCTAAACGTTACGGAATGCAGACAATGAAAAGGTCGGCAATTGCATCTAATGGCGCATTTAATAAAATCAAGTCCACGATTAAAGGGTAGAGATAAGGAGGGCGTTATATGCTTAAGGGATTTACAAAACAACTATTTAGACATAGCGGAGCTACTGCAGTCGGCGTTACAGCAGGCGTTGGTTTAGATTACGCATTTGGCACCCAGGATAGAGGTGGGATATTCGGACCAGGCTTAGGGGCTGCCGCATTAATGGCATCAACTGGTGCTATGGGCGCTGGCGCTAGAAGTATTGCTAATAAAATAAATAGACCAGCAATGTCTGCAATGCAAGCGGCAAGAAAAGGTCAACTCGGGGGCATGGCTTTCGGGTGTGCAGTAAAAGCGAATAAGGCATTTAACTCGATCAAGTCTACGGTTAAAGGGGTATAAATTATGAAAGCCAAGATGACATCAGCAGTCAACGCAATTAAATCCACATTAAAGCACGATGGAATGGCTGCTAGTAGAGCGTATGGTGCGGCAATGGGCAACCTGGCTGGCGGTGGAAAGATCGGCTCAACTTTAAAGACTGCCGGAAGAGATCTAATGAGAGACATTGGTGGTAAGCGATTAGCAATGTACGGTGGTGGTGCTGCGGCTGGCGTAGGTGCGACAGCATGGGGTCTTTCAGGAGACGAATAGATCGATATACTGTGTCAAAAAAATAAAAATTAAAAATTTCGCGTAGTTAGAGTCAATGGAGAGCAAGAATGCAAGGACGAATAGCAGGGATAAGAAATCTTCATAAATCCGCTCCGGGTGCATTCGGTCTCGCTAAGCACGCACTCAATGCTTCCGTTGCGGGGGCTACTGCCACGGGCAAAGCAACCAAATGGTATGCTGGCGTTGGTAATCAATTCGGTCGCAACATACAACCTGGCATAAACAAAGCTGGCGCCCTTGCGGGTAAAACGGCGAATAAAGTCACTGGTGCTTTTGGCATAGGGGCGGCTTTCGAAGTCGGTATTGCTATGTATATGGGTAACGAAAGCTTTGATGCTTCCGTTCATGATTCAAGAATGACTGAAATTGCAAAAGTTGGAACATCCAATGCCGTTGATGCTGGATTGTTTGCCATTCCGGTAATCGGGTCATTTGTTGGAGCTGCTAACATAGTCTCTGCAATGCTTGGCGGTCCAACTGTTGGATCAAGCGTTGTTTCGGCAATGGATTCTTTTGGTAAAACAACTGATAGACAACGAGCAGGAACTCAAAGCGTAAAACAATCACAAAGTTCAATGAGAGCAACCTCGTCCCAGATGGCTAGGCTTAATAGCACCGGACTGGGTGGCGGAACTAGTCAACTAAACGCGGGCGGGCTTGGTAACGAAGCCATGCTAATGCACAACTAGGGATAAAAATGAGTTTTCCAGAAAACGTCAATAAACTGATGAGTTCAGCCGACAAAGCATCAAGAGCCGGTAATAGACTGGAAGCTTTGGGCAACTACGGAAAGCTCATGGGTATCGCTGCTATTGAAGGCGTCAAAAGTACAAATACCGGCAAGCTCATGGCTAGCTCCCTTGTAATGGGAGGAGTCGGTGCGTTAGCCGCAGACGATTGGAAAAGTGGTTTCGTTGGTGGTGTTACAACTTCTGCACTTGGAACTGCTGGTGCTCAGTTCGGATATAAGTGGGGCGCCAAAGGGGCAATGGCTGGCTTCGCCGCTGGTTCGATTGCCGGATTAGGAGCATCCAAAGCAACAGAGAATGGTACAATGAGTTTGGCAGTGGCTTCTGTTGCCACTTCTCTCGGTGCCTCTGCTGCCTCTGCCTCTCTTGTGAAAGGAGGGTTGGCATATGATGACTTAATGAAGATTGGTAAACATTTTAATAAAAGCTTTGCCACTTTGAAATCCAATAAAGCTGGAATGAGCGCATGGGAAAAAGCATCTGAGATACAAAGATTCAAAACCGTAAGGGGAATATTCCCTAGTGCGTTTGCTAAAAAAGACATAGGCAAGGGATTTTATACTGACCTTACTGAGGCTGTTAGAGGCACAGACAAAATGAATGCGCCTGGTCTCGAGGGGTCTATAATCAGGAAGGCGAATAAGTTTCTTAACAACAACCCAAGAGCAGCCAAATATATAGACTCTTATGTTGGGTCCCCTGAGTTGGCTAAAGCAGCTGCTAAAGCTGGAAGTCTACAGAAGATGTCCGGAAAAGATTTAGCCAAGTCTGTAGGGATTGATTTTGCAGAGTCATTACCTGCAGCCGGGGCAGCGTTCGGATTGCAATATGCATTCGGCGGCAAGAAAGGCGAAGAATGACCGAAAGCGAAAAAGAAAAAATTCGCGCCATGATTAATGATGGATCCATATATACAGACAAGATGTATATCAAATGGAGACAGAAGGTTTTTGAAAGAGATAGATTCGTATGTCAGTTATCAAATGATGCTGGCGGGCATTTAGAAGCCCATCATATTGTTTCAAAGTGGGAAAACCCAGAATTAATATTCGAGGTTAGCAACGGAATAACGTTAAGAAAGTACATGCATGAATATGTGCATAAGAAAGGGGCGGAGAAGTTCGTTAAAGAGTTTCAAGAGTTAGCCAAAAAGAATAAGGCTAAGAAACGAATTAAAAAAGTAAGTCTCAGGAGAAGTAAATGAATAAGGCATTTAATGCCATTACCTCAAGCATGAAGACGTGGGGACCATCAAAGTATGCAGCCGCTGGCGCTGCTGTTGGTGGATTATACGGTGGAGTCACCGGAGAGAATGCCGGAAGTGGAGCGATGCGCGGAGCTATTGCTGGTGCTGCTGTTGGTGCTGGTGCTTCATGGGGAGTAAAAAGATGGGGAAACATTAAGGATACTTATGGCTTTCACAAAGCTTCTTCTGCAACCAAAGCTGAAGCAATGGGCGATGTCATGGGTGCTGCGGCGGGTGTTTTAAAAAATCCCAATAGCTCTATCGAATTAGCACAAGCGGGAGTTAAATTAAACTCATCTAAAGCTATTAAAGAGATACGGGGTGTTCAAAGCAAAAATACTGCTGCATTTAGAAAGATATCACAAAATGGCACCGCTATGGACAGGGCTGTCTTTATAGCCGGGTCTATTGGGGAAGCAGCACTAGATAGTGTATCGAGCCACTTAACGACACCTGCAATTAACACAATTAAAAGTACAATGAAGGGTAACTTCAAGAATATTTCAGGAAGCGACATGCTCGCGACTGCAGTAACTGGATACGGAGCCTATGAGGCTGGAGTTGTAGGAAAGAATATTGCTGACGGAGACTACGGTAGCGCCACGACTGGAATGATGAAGATGGCTGCACTAAAGTATGGATACATAGGTGGTCAGAATATGTACAAGGGCATTCAGGCTGCTCGCGCCGCAGGGATAACGGGCAAACAAGCATTTAATTTTGCCAAACAGGCTGGAGTCGGTTTCCATAAAGCTGTTAAAGATAAAGGCGGATATTTCCAGGTCGGCAAGGATGCAAGCAAGGCGGGGATTGATGTAGCAAAAGGAACCGGAGAATGGGTGAAACAGGGTACGATAAATGGCGCCAGGATTTAAGGGGTTTTAGATGAGCAGAATGGATTCAATAAGAAATGCAGCAAAAATAGCCGGTGGCGCAGCAGTAGTTGGCGGGGGTGTTGCTGCATACAATAAGCATGATATGGGAAGTTCGCTACAGATAGGCGCTGGCGCAGGAATTGGAGCAGCCGCAGGAATGGCAGCAATGGCTGGTGCTAAATTTGGAAAAGGTTTGCCTGCCGCCTTTAGGGCTGGAATGGCTGGATCCGGAATGAAAGGAAGAGCCTCTGCTTTTGCTGGAGCACTAGGCAAGGGCGGATCAATGTCTGGCAAGAATATGGCAATAGGTGCCCTGGCAGGAGCCGGAATTGGGATGGGGATGGCAACACTTAAATCGAATCGAACGCCAAGTGTTGATTATACGAAAAGATTAGAGTATGATACTAAAAGAAAAGCAATGATCGTCCAAGAGAACATACGTCAAATGCAGAATCAGAGAGCCCTTCAAATGGAAGCCGCAAGAGAAAGAAAGGGCGAATAGAGTTCATAAAAGGTTATAATGAGTTGCAAAGTCCTGCATGAGTATTGCAAGGGGTGTCAGAAAACCCGTGTTGCCGATAAAGAAGGACCAATGGATGAGATCACTGGAATGCCAGTGTTTACGTCCGGAGACTTCATTATTAACTGTCAGGGTATCCCTGGCGACGATAAGTTCGTACCCAAATACGATCAAATAGCTAAGAAAATTTCAAAAGAAGAACTAGAAGTTGCACAAACCATATATGACCCGATCGCGTGGGCATGGAAGCATCTAAAGTGGCGACCAAGAAAAGGCAAAGATGGAACAGAGTATCAAGCTCTAGCTCTTCGATGCAGTTCAAAAAGAAAAGTATACAGATGGGGTCGACGATTAGGTAAGACCGATGTTCTTGCTATTAAGATTCTCCACTTCCTTTATACTCACTCTCCTAAGTCACAAAGATATGATGAAAATCTAAAAGAATGGGTTCCGGATTTCGGGACGACACTAGTGCTCACTCCCTTCTTGTCTCAGGTTAAAAACTTATTTAACAGGATGCGCGAGCTCATTGAGCTCAATCCTGATCTTAATGCAGAAATTAACAGAAGCATTTCAACTCCTTATCACTTAATAGAACTAAAGTCTGGAGCTAAGGTTGTAGGATTCTCAGCCGGAGCAAAAGGCGCAGAGTCTGTACGAGGTCAGAAAGCCGACTTAATCGTATTGGACGAGATGGACTACTTAGATAAAGGTTCAATTGAAAACATAGTTGCCCTAATCATGGAGCACGCCGATGTGGAGTTGGTTTGCGCGTCTACGCCTACTGGAAGAAGGGATTACTTTTATCAGTTCTGCCGTGAAAGGATGGATTTCAAAGAATTCCATTTTACCTCTATGTTTAACCCGTCGTGGAGTATCACGATGGAGCAGGAGTTGCGGCAATTCTATAATACGGAAGCAGGATGGCAACATGAGATTCTAGCAGAGTTCGGAGAAGCAACGACCTCTGTATTTCAGTATGCTTACGTACATGCAGCCAGATCAGACTATAGATATGAGCACGAATTCAGAGATCCGGAATGTGTATACTCTATCGGAGTGGACTGGAACGATCTTGTTAATGGAACAAAGATTGCTGTACTTTCGTGGAACCCAAGAGACGGTTTCTTTAAGGTTGTGGCAAAAGAGACTGTTCAAAAAGTTGGATGGACTCAAACTGCTGCAATTCAGAAGATAATAGAGTTAAACAGAGTATGGCAGCCAGCGTATGTTTACGTTGATGCTGGTTATGGCGCAATGCAAGTCGAGGTCATTAAGCGTTTTGGGCTTGATGCAAAAGGGGCTCAGCATGAGCACGCAAGAGTCGACGCCAACCTAGCCGAAGTTGTAGGTATTAATTTCTCCAGTAAAGTTGACGTTCATGATCCTATAACAGGTGCAGTAGTCGGTAAGCCGATGAAGCCTTACTTAGTTGAGAATGCAGTTAGAAGATTCGAGCAGGGTAATATTAAATTCTCTTATTATGATGAAGTTTTGTTCCGTCAGCTGATTGGATACCAGATTGCGCGAGTAAATGCATCGGGTGTTCCTATCTACGTTGCAGGAACAGATGGAGATCACGATCTGGATGGAGTAATGCTCGCATTGCTTGCTTTCCAGATGGAAACATCAGATTTCATTAAGCCATCATACAATGGGACGATTTCGTTCTCGGGTAGCTTTGGGGATGGGAATATAAACAAACCACCGCAAAGTCTAGGAGAGGCACTTAGCCGAATAGAGGGTCCTGCAGCAAAAGGGGTTCCTCAACCTCGAGCAGCAGCGGCTGATCACAATCCTAATATATCTTCAGCTAGAATCTACACGCATGCGGCATTCAACAATGACGATCCATCTCGTCGGTCGCAGATTAAAAGAAACGAATCATTCTTGAGAAGAGGGTCCGGTAGAACAGGAAGAAAGACCTTCTAAGTCGCCTTGCGTTCTTCTGCCCTTTACATTTTAGAAATGACATCATAGAATTAGATAGAAAAGAACAGGAGCGACTAAATGATTGATATATATGAATATGACCAGGGCAATAACGTCTATATCAAGGCGTCTCGTGACGGATTGCAGACATCCCCTATTCAGACATCTCACGATGGAACAAATGGAGAAGTCATCGAGAAGAAGCTGTATCTTCGCAATAATGATACCAATCTATACTATACCGCACTTAAGCTAACTCCATATCCTGCTCGAAAAGTTAGAGTTGGTGATGTTCATTACCCGGAAGCATTTATCGGTTTTAAAGTCATAGTGCAAGATGCTCAACCTACAAAGAACCAATGGCTAGCAGTAGAGCCTGGAAACACAGCAACAGTAGGAGATATTGGGAACACAAATGCCGGAGACAATGCATACAAGCCATTCTGGATTCAAGTTGAGATTCCGCCGGGAACTCGAGCTCAAACAATCGCAGATGTATCAATTAACGTTCAGGCTGATGAAAACCCAGTAGGAATCTAATGGCACAAGTTACCTTTAACGCCGATATGAGGATTCGAGTAGTCTTCCCGACGGTAACCAAATCATTACGAATTGACGATAGGAAAACCCTTACTGCATCGGGCACATTTGCCTATACACCCAAGCCGCAAGTTGACTCTGCTCAATCTTCCCTTTCCGAGAAAGACGTAACGGGTACTACGAGCACAACAGATAGAACCGCAAATCTTATTGGCGATTTGGACGATCTACTTAAAGAGATCGCGAAGATCAAGAAGGCAATGAGGAAGAAAGCCAAGAGGGTTGTATTTGAATATGACCCTCTTGTTACCGCCAATGAAGCTTACGCTGACGCAGAAGAAACGTTATTTGGTGCTGCTTCGGGAACCATAACATACGACATGTTTGAATCTATTCTAGACTTTGAAGCGAAGGTAGACGCGTGGATCAGCCACCAATCTATCGCCAATGGGGGGAATCTCAGTGGCGCTTGATCCTAGGGTTACCTCATCATCACAGGCACCAGCTCAAAGATGGAGAAAACTCTATCGTAAAATTCATGACTTATTTTTGCAAGATGAGTTTATTCACATTGATGACTATAAGCTTATGGTTAGACAGATGAATGACCGAATTTCAATAATAGAGACAAAGATAAATACAGAACTACAGAAAATTGCACAGGGAGTAAGTGCTCATACGCATACATCTCCTCCTGCTCCGGTTAATCCAGTTGTTACTGCTCCGCCTGCTGTTCCGCCATATACTCCTGGTTTTGAACCAACAAAAGAAGTACAGTTAACGGACAAGGCAATGAAAGCAGAGAACAGAAAACTGCAAGCACAAGGTCCGGCACTATCACCTCTTGGTGGTGGGCAATCCAAAGAATCACTATTGGCGAGCAGAGAAGCCGCAAGTAACGTGGGCGCATAATGGCTGAAAACACAATTGAGATTGCATTTAATTCAGAAACTATCTTAGACATGAAAAGGGCTGTTACAGTCCTTAAAGATGCATATAAAAAAGCGGCAGCCAGTCAAATAACAGGAAATGAAGCCGCAATATATCCTGTCATCCTTCCTCAGCTGAATCATCTGCAGACAGATATTGTTTCGTCCAAGAGTAGCATGGAAAGCTATTCGAAAATGACAATTGACGACATGACATCCACAGGCGACACAAATATCAAAGGCATTGGAGATCTAGACCTTATTAAGGGTAACTATCCAATTACCGCAAAGACACTTAGTGACGCAACTCGTGCCTCTGACTTTATACTTGGAGGATCAAGTGCTGCGAAGCTAAATCCTGTCAAAGGGAGCAGTGTCGCGTTTAATGACGAGAACCGAAAATATGAAACTGCAAGAGGACCAAGGGAGCCTAATGTCTTTCCGAGAGGGACAGGTAGCTTGTCTACCTTTCAGGCAGACCCGCCCGGCTCTTACATCAGAGGAAGAAAGGGTACAAAGAAAGGTGCAATATTCGAAGAATGCATTCCTTGTAACACAAGATCATGGAAGGGTGGGCATCAACCTGGCAAAGAACTACTCGGGATATTGGAGCAGGACTTAGTCAGAAAATATCGACAGCTACTTAACCAATATAAAGCTCTACTTTCTAATACGGAAGTGTACGACGACCTTTGTTCTCTTCTTAATTTCATGGAGATACAATGTATGCCGGATTTGTTCGGCATGGTATCTTTATTGCAGACCTTGGCTCTTAAGTTAACGGACATAAAGTTAATCAACCCAAGTGGGGCTTTTATGTCTTTCATAACACCGTTCTTCTCACCGATACTGGGCGGGTTGAATGAAATATTAGATAAATACATACAATTAATTCTAGGACCGATAGATTGCGTTATTAAATCGCTTGATACTCAGTTGTCTAAACTAGACGTTAATAATGCAAATAGCAAAGCTTCCAATGCGAGGCGATCACAAATAAACACGAACGTAAGCTTCATGGAAAGAAAGGTTGCCTCTCTTGTTGAAAGAAGAGACTACCTTAACCAGCGGAAGAAAGACGGGACTTACGCTAACAATCCGTCTTCATACCCCGCCATTGACCGCAGTGCCACAAATAGAGAGCGGAAGTTGAACGGAGAAGTTGTCCCAAACAAGAGAGATGAGACGGGTCAGATTGTAGTAGACCCCAATAACCGAAATGGAGCAGGGGCGATTACCACACAGGATGCACCTTTCTCTTTTGTTAGCAGAGAAGAAGAATTAGATAATATAAAAGAAGAACTGGACAAGCTAAGAGGTACCGATGGAAAAGGCGGGCTAATCTCAGAGCAACAAGAGGCGCTATCCAAACTCAGCAAGCCACTTCCTCCGAAATCCGAAAGACAGGATGCAATAGGGGCTGCCAGAAATAAGCTAAATGGTTCCCGTAGCTTTATCGGAAACTCCCTTCACGATGTGCGCAAATATATCCTTGACGGCAAAAGCATGATAAATGATACCGCCAACGTATGGAAATTAGAGCTAGAGAGAACACTAAAAGGCAGAGCAGCAACAACAGAAGACATGCTACAAGGTGCAGCCGATTTACAGAAGATAGCAAGGATATTAGGTGTAATAAACGCCCTTATGTCTCTTCATGCAATTGGCAAGTCGGGTAACTTATGTAATAATAAAAAGGATCCGTCTGCTGCACTGGGTTCATTTTTGTCTGCGTCAAACCACAGTAACAACGATGCGAATACGCCAGCAATTGCAATTGGTCAGGACGAGGATGGCGGGTCTGTTTTAGTTGTGGTTGGATCAGATGTTGAAGCCGAACTAATAGAAGACTTGCCCGATGGCTCTTCTGGCAAAGCCAAGAAAGTAGGCGACATGAAACAAGCAAATAGCGCGGGCTCAGTGTTGGATATAGGAAACGTAAGCAAGGCTCAGATCAAAGCCACTAATGAATTCGGAGAGTCAGCATCCGTTGCAGTAATTAAGTTTAATCTGTGCGGAGAAATCTCTAGCTCAACTAAGTCCAATCTTGATACAATCAAGAAGTGGGCAGGAAACGTAGGGAACTAAATGGATTTAATGAAAGCCGATGGTATCATATCATTTAATAAAAGAGGCAACGTTCGCGACGCACAGTCTGCGACATTAGCCGTTATTCAATCATCCGCAGGTCAGCGCCCTAACATCTCAACTCCCGTTCAACATTATGGTGCTCGGATTCTTTACAGCAGACCCGAATATAATATGCTGGAGATTGGAGTCATCGAAGATGTTGAAGCTATCGTTCGACAAGCCTTTCAAAAGAAAGCCGCTCTCATGTTCAAAGAGGGTGAAAAGTTTGCAGGAAAAAACAAAGAAACTATAAATTACATAAAAGCCAGACTTCAACAGGTTGAATTTGCATCAGGCGGAAGCTGGAGGAACCTTCTAAGAGAGACAGGGTATGCCCTCATTTCAAGATCCAATTACTTCTGGGTTAAGGTTCGTAACAAGGATGCATCTGGTGGACGATCTATTGGCAATGTCGCTCCTGTTGCTGCTTATTTCGGCATGGGTCCGGAGGACGTAACATTCAAGAGAGATGACAAGGGTCGCATCGTAAAATACAGACAGGAACGCAACGGCATCATTAAAGAGTGGAGCCCTCGGGATATAATTCACTTTTATGCCTATAAAAAACCAGGGTTTAGCTTTGGTACGCCTTCGATCACCCCAGTCAAGGACGACATTCGTGCCTTGCGTAGAATTGAAGAGAACGTCGAGCTTTTAATTTATCAAACACTGTTTCCTATATTCCAGTATAAAGTTGGAACGGAAAGCAAACCTGCGGGTGATGTTCGCCTTGCGGATGGCACGTTAATCTCGGAAGTGGACTATGTTCGCGGACAGATTGAAAATATGCCAGCAGAGGGCGGGATCGTAACTCCCGAAAGACATACAATAGAATACATCGGGGCAGAGAAGCACGCACTTAAAGCAAGGGAATACCTTGATTACTTTAAGCAAAGAGTTATTTCTGGACTAGGAATATCTAGTGTTGATATTGGAGACGGCGACACTGCGAATCGTGCGACAGCAGATTCAATGTCTCGATCACTGGTCGACTCGGTTAAAGATTATCAAGACATTCTTGAAGACTTTATTGATAAAGAAGTTATCCAGGAGTTACTACTAGAGTCTACTTTCTCGTACGATGTTCTTTCAGAAGAAAATATTGTTAAGTTCAAATTCAAAGAAGTTGATATTGAACAACAGATGAAAGAGAACGTTAATGCTCAGGTTTTATACAACGGTAATATTATAACTGTAGATGAAGCTCGCCAGGTTGCTGGCAAGGAGCCGATGTCAGCAGAAGATGAAGCTGGAATGTACCACGCAAGAGTGACAATGACATCTCTTCAGGCACAAGTGGATGGGCAAATCCAAGCTGCTTCAATGAAGGCAGACGCTTCTGTGGGACAAGCAAAATCAATGTCTCGTCCGACCAATCAGTACGGAACAAAAACGGGACCTCAAGCATCTCGAAAAGATTACTACATTAAAGACAACGTAGCGGTCGATACGACCAGGCTACTTAGATCAGATATTCTGGACCATGTTGAAGGAAGACAAATAGACAAGAGTTGGATTGGAGTAATGACTGGGATGGCAAAGAAAACCATTACAGATAAATACACCAAGATCACAGCTGCTGCATTTGCCCAAGGGGCAAGAGACGCTCGACTATCAGACGAACAAGTAGGCAAGCTTATTATTACTGACTTTCCCGAAGTTAGAACCTACACGACCTCTTATGTGGATAAATTCTTCAAAGATATAGCAGGGCGCGTAGTTCGCACGATTGATAAGCTACAAGCACAAGACAGATCAAACAAAGACATATCAAAAGAAGTGGCAGAAGTTATTGATTCCATTAGATATAGAGCAGAATTTATAGACAGAACTGAAAGGATCCGTGCTTACAATTATGGCAAAGCGCTTGCTCTTAGCTCGCTTGGATACAAAAAGGCAGGCATATCGAGGGACTCAGAGTGTGAAACATGCAAGGATTTAGGATATGAGATTAGCCTTGAAGGCTTTAGTCTTGATTCTATTCCTCCATTTCATGTAAATTCCATAGCAAAGATAACTAATGGTATTTCATAGTTTTACAAAATCGAGATAACGCCATATAATGATACGGTGGAGCTATAATGAAAAATTTGGTTAAGTTTACAGATCGCATTGAAGGTCAGGCATCTATTGCCTCCAACAAAGATAAGTACTTTAAGACGAAGGACTCAACGTCCCCGTCTGGTCACGCGCTAGTTGCCCAGATTGAAATGACACACTCAGGTATTGTAACTCGTAACTACGGGTTCTATCTTCCTTCTAAAATGAGGGACGGCGCCTTTTCCTTTACAAAAGACTACGCCAAGCCTGTCATTATCGGACATGATGAAGATCCTCATAAGCCAGCCGATCCTGTGGGTCGTGTTATTCAGGCAGATTATGTAGATACATCGTCTAAGTATGCATCTAAGGATAGTTATTTCGCTAAGTTAAGCGCCTTTGTAGACGCAAAAGATGTTAAACGAAACAAAATCACAGACTTTGTTAATCATGTAATTGAAAACTACGATGGCAAAGATGGATACAAGGGACTTGGTCACATCCGAGGAACTCTTAAGATAACAGATGCAGAAACGATTGGAAAAATCTTAGACGAAAGATATCTAACTGTATCAACCTCTATGTCCTCTAACAGCGCCGTGTGTAGCATCTGTGCAACCGACTGGGTTCAGGATGGAGCATGCGAGCACTCTCGGGGTGGAAGATACGATGATAGCGTCATGGTGTTAGTCCCAGGAGCAATGAGTTATGACCACTTGGGAATTGTAAATGCACCTGCCGACCCCAATGCAGCTGGATTTAAGATCATAGGTGCGCATCAAGTTAAAGACAAACTAGATGACTCGATTACACTATACGAGTACAAGGATAATTTCACAGTAGCAGCTAGCCTGTTTGCTTGGAACGATAAAAACCTTTATTCATTGTCGACAAAAGAAGACGTAGATTTAATCGAAGTCAAAGATAATATTCAAAAAATGGAGAACGCAATGGCTAAGAAGAAAGAGACGAAGGATCTCCGTCAGAATATTCTGGATGGGATTCGTGTTAGCACAAGCGTTTACTCTTATAGTGAAGAATCTGGCAGCAAAGAGATGACAATCTCTCAGTATGCAGAGTCGCTATCAGAAGTGGACCTTGAAAAGCTAATCACAGACATTACAGCCGTAATGGCTGAGAGTGAAATGGTTGAGAGTGATTCTGCGGATGAAATTATTACTAAGTATTTTGACGACAAGTTTAAGCTTTTCAAAAAAGGTGAAGACAAAGAAGAGAAGGATCCTAAGGCTGATAAAAAGCCTTCTGAAAAGAAAGCCAAGAAGAAAGCTAAGAAAATGGACTCTTATAAACTTGTTGACGGCGACGAGATTTCAGACGAAGTAATCGAAGAAAAAATTGCCCTAATCAAGTCTATCGATGGGTTCTCTGCTACGGATGAAGAGATTGAATCTCTAGCTGTAACGGCAGCCCTAATTGACGCGAAAGACCCACTTACGGTGCTCCACTTCGGTGACAACTTTGAAGCGTCAGCCGTTGTTGCAGCCGTCCAAAAGAGAGCAAATGCAGCGGAACTTTCTGGTCTGTCGGAAGAGGCTTTCACTGATATGCTTAATGCGCACATGCCAGAAGGTATTGTTCACTCTAATGAGGGGCTAAGAGCTTCTGATTTCTGTGGTGTTAAAGGATTTTTCCCTGTGACAGACAAGAATACATACATTGCATCAAAAGCAGTTCTTGCTGAAGTCAAAGCATCAGATTCGGTAAAAGGTCGCATTTTAGGCGCGATCGAGAAGAAGCTTGCAAAACTAGCAATCGACCTAACTGACTCTTTTGACAGGGATAACGAACCGTGTGATAATACTATAGCGGTGTCAACTGACGATTTACTGAAAGCATTTGAAGACGCCAAGCAAAAGCTTGTTGAAGTTGGATATGAGTTTCCAGTAGAAGTTAGCCAAGATTCTGTTCAAGAGATTTCAATTCTCGAAGCACAGCTAGAAGCGGCTAATGAAGAAGTTGAGACAATCTCCGCAGAACTAGTTGAAGTAAAAGACGCCCTAGCAACAGAACTCGCCACAAGGCTCGTCCAGTTGAAAGTGTTAAGCGGAAACTTCGAAGTTGCTGATGAGAAGCTTTCGGTAGAGGAACACAAAACTCGCTCTATCGTCTCTTTGAAAGATAGTATCAAAGATTTATCTAGCCAGGTTGACTTAACTCGGTTTAAAATTAATGATGGTCTAGAGAAGAAAGACATAGATGCAAGCATCCAGGTGGAAAATCCTGTTATGCAAGAATCTGAAAAGAAATCGAACAAGTCTAAAGACTCTACGAAGAAATCAGATGAATTCTCTAAAGAAAAAGTATATGATCAGTATCGCTATTATGTAAGCATATACGGCAAGAAAGATGCAGATCAATGGTTAGATAAAGTAATGAAGAAGAACGGTTTGAAACCTTCACTCGATTAAGGAGATAGAACAATGGCTGATTTTTTTAACCCAAATTTTCCACAAGGTGGATATAAAGCGACTCACAAAGGGAACAGTGAGCTTTATGGGCACACAACCCCTAATTTCGAAATTATGGAAGGTATGCGTTTCGGACAATTTTATCCGGCAGCATTCTTACCATCAGTTCGTTATGAACCAGTTTTCCAAGACCGTATTGTAATTGCCGCTGGTAAGCCAGTAGCTCTTGCTTCTAACGGTGCTTTAGTTCCTGCTGGATACAAGTTGCTTATTGCAGCTGGTGCCGGTCAAGGTCCTCAGTACTCTGCAGATGATGCAGCCATGGGTGTTAAGAACGCTCAAGGCAACTTCGTAACTGCTGGCGAGTATGTTGTTGACTCTCTTATTTCAGCTTCGATTTCAGTTGGTGCTTGCATGGGTGTTGCATCTTACGATGTATACATGCTTTCTGGCTCTGATCCTACGAACCCTGCTACTTATAAGTTCCACAACTATAACCGTCAAACAGGTGTAGCGGTTCTTACAGATTACCTTCTTGAGTTTCCTATCGAAACTTTTAAGCGTCAATCTCACAAAATCTCAGCAACTGCTGCTGAAGATTCTCTTGAGCTAGTACTTGCACACAATACTGTTCTTGCTCACACAATTGAACTTCGCATCAACGGTCGCCGTGATGTAGATTTCTCTTTTGTTGAAGGAACTCCAGATAAGCTTACTTGGCTTTCTGGTGGTGTTAAAGATGGTGATAAGATCGAAGTTACTTACCTTTACGAGTTGACTGGCACTTATGCTACTCCATTCGCTGGTATGGCAACTTGGAGAGGATCAGTTAAGCCAGGTGATTTCGTTACTTTTGATAAGGACTCTGCATGGGTTGCTTATTCTCCTGTAGCTATCGGTGATACTTCTGCTACAAACGAAGCTGCTAACATTGCAGCTGCTATTAGCAAGTCTTTAAGCATCGTTGGTCAGGTTGTTTTAGTTGACGGAAACTTCCCTAAGCAATTCCTTGATAAAGTTAAGACAGCTCACGATGATAGATTAAATGGTTCAATTGTTGACGGACGTACTGGTCTAATTAATCAGCTTGATAAAATGCCTGGTTCTGCGACTAACGGCGCTCCACACAACATCCACTTTGCTGGTGGGGATCAGAAGTCTGGTATCGTTCGTTTTAATATGAACATCAAGTAAATAACAGGAAATAGGAGATTAACTAATGAAGCTTTTTTTAGACAAACATCAGGGATACTCGCTGCAAGTCAACAAAGACGCACGCAAGTTCGTCCTTTCTGACCTCTACAAGCCGGTTGCTGAAAAAGCAAAAGCCGACGCTGGTGATGGTGAGAAGGATGTAGTAGATACACAAATTAACAACGCAGTTGTAGACCATTATAAAGCGCGCTTTAAGCAGTTCGACTTTATCTGGCGTAACAACGGTATTGATGCAGACGGTACAGAGTTCAAGATCCAAGATATGTACTCAGTTCCTGATGCTCCAGTACTTATGCCTAGAGTTATCTCGAGCATTGTTCGTGAAGCTATTGAGCCTATGCTCGTTGGTTCTTCACTTCTTCAGCGCATCCAGTACACTATGGGTCAAACAATCCTCCTTCCAAGCTACGGAGCTCTTTCTGTTGCTGGACTAGACATCCCTGAGGGTGGTGAATATCCGGAAGCCAAGATGTCTCAAGGCGGAGCTAGCATGGTTGCTAACATCGGCAAGAGTGGTATCGCGGTTAAAGTTTCAGAAGAAATGATCCGTTACTCTCAAGTTGACGTTATCAATATGCACTTACGTGCTGCTGGTCGATGTCTTGCTCGTCATAAAGAAGTTAAAATCTTCAATATGATCGGTGCGGAAGGTACTGTATTCTTTGATAATGCTAACCCACAGAGCTCTGTTCTTGGTGTTACTCATGGTCGTGGATTCAACGGTGCTGCAAATGGTTCAGTTACTTCTGACGATCTATTTGATCTTTGGGGTCACTTACTCGCTCGTGGTTTCATGGCTAACACAATGTTAGTTCACCCACTTACTTATACTATGTATCTTAAAGACGCTAATATGCGTACTATGTTCTTTAACCAAGGTTCAGGTACTTTATTTGCTTCTTACCAGGGTTCTGCTAAAGGCGGAAATCCATGGGCGCAAGGTGCTGGCGGTCTTTCTCTTGGTTCAATGGAAAACGTTTTACCAGATACTGCTCCAGGACTTCGTAACCAGAATATCAATTCTGCACTTGAGCTTCCTTCATACCTCGGTATGCCGCTTCAAGTTATTGTATCTCCGTTCGTTAAGTATGACCCAATCAAAAAGGTTACAGACATTATGTTGTTTGACCGTAACGAGCTTGGTGTTCTTCTTGTCGATGAAGAGCTTACAACTGAAGAGTGGAATGATCCAGCTCGTGATATCAAGAAGATCAAAATGCGTGAGCGTTATGCCCTTGGTATCTTGAATGAAGGTCAAGGCGTTGCACTTATCAAGAATGCAGTAAACGTAGACAACATGTTCAGCTCTCAGCCTGCAATTCCTCAGGCACATGTTAATATCGCAAGCGCATCTGGGAAACTAGAAGTCATTGACGATAGAGAACCAATCTTGTAATGTAACTTAAGACCAAATAGGTCATAGAGAAGGGGGCTGCAAAGCCCCCTTTTTTATTTGCATTAAAGGAGAAACAAGATGCAGCTAGAATTATCCCTTGCCCCAACTCAATTCGTATGGGCTCTTGCAGAGCCAATCTCAAGACAATTTATTAAGAACACGCGCAACGAATTAGGATATCAGGATCTAAACTTGATACTATCTCAGAGCAATCCTGGACCAGTTAAAGTAGATCTGGCTAACTACCCTGAATGGGCACAGAAACAGATTCATTTAGCAATACAAAGTGGACAGCTTGTAGACACGAGTGTTAAAATAGAAGACGTTAAGCCGCAGGTTGAAATTGCTAAGCACTCAAATTCAGAGAGCACACCAGCCCCGAAGCCTGCAAAGAAGAAGAAGAAGTAATCATTTAATTTCAGTAGGATGGCAATGGCTAATTTAATTCCTGTTGTAGAACCTCCTGTTAGCTCGGTTGGCATCCCAATAACGATCCAGCCTGTAGTTCTGTTCGGCGAAGCTATTGATGTTGGATCCATCTCTGCATCTAACTTTATCTTGGTTTGCCTGCAGACATCTGGCGGACAGAATAACGAACAGCTACTTCAGACAAGTAACTCGGTCAACAATATTGTGGATGCGGAGATCAGCTATAGAAAAGTAGAGCTTTCCACGCTCGATACTTCCGTAGTTAAAGATTATGGAGACCTCGCAAACGCAGGAAAATTATTTCGATCTGAAATAACAATAAAGCCTAAAGCGCCACTAAACCCGAACTCCAATTATGCAGTCATTATTTCCAAAAACGTCAGTCTCTTATCTGTGTTTGATGCTGTCTCTGGCACGCTAAATACTGGAACTGGAGCACTGAAGACTGCCGGCGTGCATACTGGCTTAACTGAGACTTCTTATACCATCTTAATTACAGCTGCCGGACATAAAAACAGCGCGATGTACACATGGCGTCGCCATTCTGACAATTATGTCTCTAGCCCTGTTCAGGCGAGAGCTAGACACATAGAAATCGACAATGGAATTAAGATTAAATTCGAAGAGGGCGACTATTCAATCGGCGATAGCTGGCAGATAAAAGTTAAGCCTCAAGATAAAATGATAGACATATTCGGGTGGAATTTCGCCACGGGGCTGGGTTCTTATCAGGTTCCCGCAGATGATAAGTCTGGCAATGTAGTCAATCTTCCCGTCATAACTGGCGCAGAAGTACCTCCGACTGGAGATTTCTATGTTGTAAGCGTGGAGCCAGTTCTTGGCGCATCTTTGATTAGGCTGGCAGCGAAAGGCGCAGCGAGCCTTCAAGGCATCATCCTTCAGACAAAATTAGAAACTGCTGATTATAACGGCTGGAAGCTAGAGTATGTGGCAGGTGCACTTGCAGGATCGGAAACGGTTTCTGTTAATGGAAATGTTATTACTGTTCAAATTGCAGCAGGAGTTACCAGCGCGATTACGGTTGCGAACCTACTCAATAATAAACCTCAAGTCTCTGCCAACTTTGAAGCACTCACTGCATCTACCGGGTCTATTTCTTCAGGGAAAGTAAGAATTGCAAAAGGTGTTGATCCAAATAAGATTATCGTAACATTCAGCAAGGACATAGACCCCCTGAGCATTGCCGATAAGGTAGTGGTCACTTCTAGTGATGTATATCCGATGACGATGGAAGAAGAGCTGTATTTTGAAGCATCAGTGGTCGGCAATAAGCTGATCTTATCTATAGAAGATTAATTATGTTAATATGTAAAAATAATACAGACAAAGTACAGACCATTAGAATTGATGCGCTCGACTCTGTTGTAATTCAGCCTGGTGGGTTCACAGACCTAATGGTAGGACGGAGTCACAAGAAAATCTCTGGCTCGGTTGATCTAGCAGAGAGTATCATTGCTAAAAAAATTGTAGTGAACAACGGGACTTCTGACCTTCATTATCTTGAGGCTCTAGACCTTGTCCGCTACCAGCAGTCAGAATTACCGTTGGATGACGACGGAAACATACGGAGCTCAATCCTAAAGACTCGTCCATTCAATGATGCGGGTGGATTTCGCACAAGACTCAAGGGTGTTAAAGGTCTTGTCACTCAATCGTCTCCAATTATAGATTTGCTTCTTACGGAAGAAAGATGGATAAACGGGGTTCAGTTACTCCTAAGCGGACATAAAACTGGAGATTCAGTGGAGCTTGCGGTCATGGACGTTCAAGGACATTACTCAGGAAAGCTGTATCCGGCTCACATACCTGCGCCAGTACCTCTCGATAAGTTTGCAGAAACCTTTTATGTATCAGAGGACAAGCAAGACCAGGGACAGGTTATATCAAATTACCCTGCTAGATTGCTGCCAGGAATGACGATTAGACTGGTATACAACCATAGTGGTGAGCACGAAGTGCAAGCTTACTTAAACCTATTTATGCACATAAAGGCGCCTGCAGTTTAGGTGTGCCATATTGTGAAAATAGTGTAGAATATTGCATGAACTAAGTTTCATAAGGAATTAATATATGGCATCATTTTTCCCATCTTCAGTCGACAACTTCGCCAACCCCATTTATACCAAGATTGATGGTATTGATGTTGTTCAAGCCGCCCACGTTAATGACCTGCAAGACGCAGCAAGAGCTGTTCAGGAACTATTAATTGCAGGACGCACAATTTCGTACACAAGCAACAATTACATTGCCAACAATGCTTCATTTAAACTTTGTATTGAGAATCTGGATAGCGCAGTCGGCGCACTAGAAGCCTCTTTTAATCAACATAAAATTGCAGCCTTAGTGTCAGACCCAGCAGAGCATCATGGTAACGTTATTGTCATCGACCCTATTGGGAACCTATCATCAAGCAGAGTTCAACCAGCAATCTATGAGCTACAGGGCGACATTGATAACATTCTTGGTGTTGGTTCTTTATCTCCAGTTGCATCGTTGGACTCGAGATATGTAATGCAGTCTGGTGCACAATCAATGCAGGGTCCGCTTACGATCTCTGGTGATTTAACGGCACAGGCAAATACAACATTCGGAACCACAACAGCAAGCGTACATGCATGGTCCGGCACTTTCGACATAACAGGAAACATCAATCACATTGGAGATACCAATGTAACTGGTGACATTCTTCTTCTTACAAACAAGAAAATTGCAGAGATATCTAACCCAGCCTCTGCGTACATGATGTTTGGTTCGGACAAGATCGAGATGTATAGTAAGAAGGACTTTGTTATTAGATTGGATTCTAATGACGCAACAGACGGAATTAACGATGTTGCTTCATTCAATATTAAAGACGGACTTGGCGCCAACGTAATGACCGCGTCTGAGCTAGGGGCAATGACGTCATCGTTCAGCATAACGGCGCCTTTTATCATAGGAACAACCTCGACCACACTAGGGGATGATACCGTTATCAGTGACTCAAAAATTGATGCAAAGTCACCTTCTGTACATGTTCAGTTGGATAAACTAAATACAAACGCATCAGCTAGATTCTTGGTAACACATAACAATGACACTGGTTCAAACTTGGCTTCCGCTAATCTTCTGCTAAACCTAGACGAGACATCAAAGCTGGTAACAGGAATCCATGTTCTTAAGTCCGGCATTCAAGAGATTGGATACTTTGGATTGAAAGGTTATTCTCCTAACGCAGGAGGAGTGTTCCATGGTGTTGGGGTAAACTTCAAGCACGAATTAACCAACTCTCCATCTTCAGTCACCCTGACTGTATCGGAGAATGTAAACGCTCAGAACATAACAGTAAGTAGTATTTCTAAATACGGGTTCTTTATTGAGTGTGATTCTGTTGCTGTTGGAGCCTTTAAGATACGCGGAACATACTTAACAGTAGGAAACTAATCATGATTAAAAGCGTTAGTGAAGATACATTTATACAAGTTATCGATGACACAGAAGTTGAGCTTTCTTATTCTGACCTCAAGATTAAAGATGGAGCAATCCATCTTCCGATTGTTGGAGACAAACTAGAAGTGTTATTTCTCACAGATAGAAATGACGAGCACAGCCAATTGGTAGCCTGCATTTTTGCTAAAGTCGCTTCTATTAAGTAGGAGACTTATAAATGTCACAATTTAGAATTAAGAAGATTAACACAGGACTGCCCGATGAATGGGTGTTCCGGAATAATGATGACGGATTAACTTACGGTGACGATATTGTTGCCGAAGATCCCAACTCCCTCGCCCAGGCTATCACAGACACCCAAGAGGTTTTGTTTAAAGCTAGTGTTTACTCTCCTGCCGCATTACTAAATCCATCAAGCGGCGTACTGGAAAGAATTAAAATCATAGAAGACACAGTCGGGTCTTCCAGCCTTCAGTCTGCATACGTCAGTGGAAACTATATTAACCCTACCCCTGGAAGAAATATAATCCTAGGTTCGGGCGGAGTTGTTGAGATTGATAGTGGCGGAAATCTTTTGTTGCAGCCCACTACAATGAAGATATACTCAGGAGCGCAGCAATTAGACTTTACAAAAAATAGCATAACTACATCGACTACAAACTTAACGATAGGCACATCTGGCGCCACTAGAGACTTAACCGTCACAGCCGGCGGACAGTTGTATCTTAAAGATAACAATCTGCTCGCGCCTATTAAGCTATCTCAAGCGGGCTCTACAATTTTAACAACTGCGGCACAAAGTCTAGTTGGTGCAATTAATGAAATTAAAAGCACAGCAGGATCATTGAGTCTTCAGCAAGCGTACAATCAGTCTTCTCCTCCCAAGATATTAACATCACTCGCAAGAGGGAAGTTTATTGTAGAGAATGGAACAGGGAACTCTTTTACTCCTGCATTGGAAGTTATAGGTAGCGCATCAGTAAGCAAAGAGATAAAAACAGAGTCTTTGGCTATTGGACCTGGAATCACAACAAATGCATCGATTGCTTCTGGTGGAGCTCTTACCACCGTCGGAAACATCACAACTACAGGAGAGGTTAGAACCCCAACAGTAAGAACTCAAGTTGGAGCTCTACTGCTTGCTGATGGATTCGGATCTGCAGCCTTAGCATCTTCGCTCGATTCTGTATTGACGACTACTAAGAAAACAATATTTGGAGCCCTCAACGAGATCCATGCAACTGCAACCATTAATAGTGCGACGACAGCGGCATATGCCAATCAACACAATACGACAACTGGGCTTCATGAAATTATTACAACCAGGGCTTCATCTGGGACCAATAGCACGGACAGGCTTGTTGTACTAAACGAATTAGGAACCCAAACGGCTGGAATTAACGGGCTAGGCAGGGCAACACTAACTAACGTAATTCTTCCTTCATATGATCTAAATGTACAATTAGCAGCAGGAGCCGCACATAGAGCTGGTGATGGAACAGATCATTCTGCATTCGCTTCTCACATTGCTGCAGCAAATCCGCACAACACAGTTAAGAGCATACAAGCACAAGGCTCTCCCGTCCTAACCGGCGCTGTTGTCTTAAAGCCGGGGGCTGGTGTTTCACTAATCCAAGTGGGGCAAGAAATAGAAGTCAGCGCCGCAGCAGGAAGCACGTTACAAGGTGTGTATAACACTCAAGCATCGGGCAACTGGACAATACAGGGCGGAAAAGAACTGACACTAAGAGATGATTCAAATAACATTATCTCAGCTTTTGAGCAAACTGGATCGTTCTTTAATAAATCATTAACGATGAGGACGGGAGCGTCCATTCTTTCCGATGGAACACTTCCCGTTACTGCATCTTCGGCATTAGACCTGAGCAGCACGAACAGTAATATTACTCTTTCTACTCCTTCTGGAAGGGCGACTATTCAAGGTGTGGACTTTGCTGGAACTGGCGCAAACTCGATTCCGTCACACCTGACTCAAACATTACTAGGGATGGTCACCGAAGACATCAGTGAGAAATTCGTAACTGTTTACAATCATACAACACAAACTATAGCTCAGGGTACAGCTCTTACTATTGTTCCGGAAATACATGCCTCTCAATCTCCAACACCACCCGTTGGCGCGCTAGGGATATGGACTCCGTCTGTTAATTCTGAAGCCACAGGCGGAGATGAATTGTACCTCAGGTCTGCAATGGGATTGGCTTTCAATAGTATCGCACCTTCCACGTCAGGGCTTGTGAAACTATCAGGAAAAATTCAGGCTAACATTGGAACAATGGACATTTTGAAGGTGGGTAATGCCTTCGTGCCAGGAGATACAATATATGTATCGAGACAAGGGTTCGCTGAAATTGAGTTAATTGGAACTCCGGCAATTAACAACACTGTGACAATTGACTCTGGTGTTGCCAACGCAGTTTACACAATGGCGAATCTAATAGGCACGACAGTGAACACCTACGCTCCTACCGCTGTAACTATCGGTCACAATGCCAGTGCGGTGCTAAACATTAAGTATGAAAAGATACTTGCAAACCTTGTAGATGGCATTAATTATACTCCGTATCAAACTAACCGAAATGCATCATTTCGTGCATTTTTGGACGGGACACACGCATATGCTGACGTCAACATTGCAGGCGCAGGAACAGTTGGTGAGACATTTACAATCGGTGGAGTTGCCGAGGTCGGATCTACATCTGTAATCTTAACTGCAGTAACTGTCGCCAACAAGACGTTAACAAACCAATATGTAATCAGTACGACTGCATCAGGCACGGCTAAGAATCTAGCTCAAGCCATTAACGATACATCAAAATTAAACCAAGGGACAACATACGGGCATTTCTGTGTGGCTGAAGCTCTTGGGACCACAGTTCGCATACGGAGAAAAGAGAAAGGAACGGCGGGCAACCAAATACCTCTTTCCACTACAGCTTCCGTTGGCAACATCACGGCGCCTCCAGCGACACTGTCTGGTGGAAGGTCTTTTGCTAGAGTCTACATGCTTAATCGTAATGCATCTGGAAAGATAGTCGCAACGAATAATGCAGCAGCCTTTAAGGTAACTAGTTTTACTGCAGACGAAGGTTCGTCTCAGTATATTGCGTCTCGATTCTTGTTTAAAGAAGACAGAAGAAGAGCTGCATCAGATAAGTACTTAAAGATCGGGAAGATCACGGGCATCTCTGGTAGCGGAGACGCTATTATTGATATCCAGATTGAGGATAAAGATCCACATGAAGATTAATAGTATTGTTAGCTTATATCTTTTAGAAGGGATCAAGTCGGTCGACAACGACCCCTTAATGACGCCTTTCGAAAGTCATTTCACGACTGAGATGTCACCGATGTACACATCTGCTGCAGAAATCAGAAGGATTGTCGGAGTACATGTCCCGTCCATACCCGACTCGATTATGAATCAATTAATACATACCTACTCATTGTTGGCTGCAGACTTAGCCAGCTGCCACAGAGATGACAAATGGGAACGATTTGCAGGACAATGGGTTGCAATCAAGGTTGCACTAACAGTCATAGCCAATACCGATGCATTTGTTGTAGCGGGAGAAGGTAAAGTATTCAAGCAGCTTGGTGATCTTTCAATCTCCAGGGGAGAAGGAATGTCAGTGGAAGCTGGTCTTTCTAGGCTTATGAACAGTCTTGAATGCGAACTATTTAAGTACGAACACGCAGTTAGGAATTGCCTACAACCTTTAGTGGACTGTCTTGGTCTGACGGACCTTAATGCAAGACCATATGTTCCTAAATTGGCAGAATTAGTAGATAAAGGGGCAAATGATTTTAATAAGCCGCTGGGCGGTAGACGATGGAAAACGAACCTTGCAGGCGACACATCGGGCGAGTCACGAGTCGTGCATTTTGGTAAGATTTACGGAGTCAATAGGAGACGTTAATGCATGATCCATATAGAACAGGCAGCGTTTCCAATGGTCCGTATTCTGTTCCTACGAGGGGTGTAAACTTTCGTAAAGAATTCAAGAACTTAATGCATAAAACTAATCATGTTGCAACGTGGCTTCTTTATAGAAGAGTCAGGCTAGATGGAAAGGGGCTGCCAGTCAAACACCCCGATGCATATTCAAATCGCAGCGGAGAAATACCAGTCGACATTCTCCCGATGCATTCCACCAACGATGGCTACCTCTATGACGATTACATTGTACAGGGGTTTATGAATCACTCGCAAGCATACTCTATTACCAACAGATACAAGAGCGCGGGCGAATCGTCCGTAGACTATAAGGCTGTGTACTTTGAGTGGGACTTTCTTATCAAGGCTTCCAAGCAAGAAACAGCCATGCCAACTAACTTAGACAAAGTAATAAGACTCAAGCAGGATCCTGCCGGACTTCTTACTAGTCCGACCGAGATCATTGAACACTATGATATTCTGTCTGCCGACCCGTACCGATTGGACAATGGTGGGAGAATAGAGTATCATAGAATAAGAGTGATTTCTGTCGTCAGCGAGAGTTTTCAACAATGAGCTTTGATTATAACGCCGAGCTAGATCAAGAACAAATCGAGATTAAGCAGGAAATAATTAGGCAAGTTCAAAGAGACTATCAGAAGGCGGCTAGAAGATCTTCTTCTATGTCATCAATTCCAGTTAGCTGCGATATAGATGAGTTTATAGACGGAGTTGCCGCTTTGGTTGATTTTGATCAAGCCAAGAACCACAAAAAAGTCATCCTAAAAGATGAACATGTTAGTGGCAAGATCATGGAGCATCCTAAGTATCCCAAGGAAGATGTAAGTGGAGTGGTTTTGTACTCTTTAGTACGAAGAGCCCCAGGAACAACAGCCGGAGGGAACGAGCCGTTTAGTAGAGCCAGAAGGGAAATCGAGCCGACAATTAAAGATGTGATTGTTAACGACCCGAAGAATCCTGGCAGAGCTACAATTCTTAAGTCCCAATGGTTTGATAACCTTGTAAGATTTCAAGTTGTTGCACGATCAGCCACTCAAGCAAATAAACTTGCTCTGTGGTTCGAAGATTTAATGGAGTGTAATCGGTATTATTTTGCAGGGATTGGCATAACTAGATTCTTTTTTGATGAACGAGAAGAAGACAAGTTTGAGCAAATCGGCAACGAAGGTTACTACATGAGGTCTTTGATCTTTTATGTAAGGACAGAAAAAATGTATGAACTTAGCGAACAAGCAATAAACAATATAGTCGTTTGCCTGACAAGTCTAAATAAGGAGAATCAGAATGGCACTAGATAACTTTGAGAGCCTACCTGGAATCATCCACGAACTCCAAGATGGTGGATTACAGATTTCCGTAACAAACAGCGCCCCTCTAGTACTCGTAATGGGAACTGCTTCAAAAGGTGTAACTGGACGTAAAGTTCCAGTTATAAGATCTTCTGAAAGCGAAAACCAATTCGGTAAAGCAGGATCGTTGGTTCGCGGAATGTACGAAGCTCGTGGCGGTGGATCACAGAACACATTTCTTTTACGTATTGGTGCAAAATCAGCGACCCTATTGGGCGTTGGTACTGCTGACCAGGCACTTAATCCTACAAGCATTGAAACGCTTTTAAAGGATGGATCTGCTGGGGACGCCTATTTTGCTAAATACATAAGCTCAGACAACCACTTGCAAATCAAAAATGCAAATGGAATTATTGTCTATGATAACAACCCTGGTGGTGACGTTATTGATTTGGGCGAAGTAATTGTATCTGGTGACTTCAATGACGGCGACGACATTGGGGATCCCCTGGATTCAGAAGACTTTCTATCTTTCCCTGCTGTTGCACTTGCGGATCCTATTGCCACCCTCATTGAAGGCGACGATGGACTTGCGATGTCTAAGATGGAAACATACGAAGCACTAGATGATGCTTACCGTTCTCTTGAGAACGATGAAGTAGATATTGTAATCCCAATGAATGTTTATCTTGATGATAAGAACGTTGTGGATGGCGCATCGGTAGTTCTTGGAACTACTCTTCCAGCTGGAAAAAACTACCCTAAAGCAAACGCTCCTGGCGATGCTCTTGGGAAGATGTATAAAGAAGAAGCCGATGGCGAATGGTTGTACTGGTGGGATACTGACAGCGACGGCGTTGCTGAAATCTACCCAAGTGCAGGTCTTGCTTCTGCTTCAACTAAAGTTGATGGATCACCACTAGTTGCAAGTGACTTCTCTGAAGTTAACTTTGCATATCAGTTGGCAAACTTCTGCTTTTCAATCTCTGTTAATGATAACGAGGCAACAGGTGTTATTGGAACGAAAGGTCCAAAATCTTACTCTGCCAAAGATATCTCTAACTGGATCGGTAAAGAGCCGGTAATTAGTTCAGCAGGAACTGTGGTTACTCAGGGGTCTGGACTGGCTGGTAATAAATTTATGGCTGGAACACCTGCTAGAGACAAGGGCTTCGCGGCTACTTACTCTGGTAAAATGCCGAGTGGCGCTAACTTCTTAGCTAACGCTGATGTTGTTAGAGATAGAGCCGGACATATCATTGATATTGGTAAATACATCTCTATCACTGCCATGCCTCTAACTTTCTTCAACAACACTGATTCAAATGGCTTTGGATATCAAGCTGGCATGGCTGCATACTACGGCGGTCTATACTCGGCTCTTCCTGCAAATAGCTCTCCTACAAACAAGACTATTTCTTCAGTTAGAGCTCCGTTCAGAATCAGTAAATCTAAGCTAAACTCTTTGGCTAAGTTTCATTATGTTGCAGTTAAGCAAAAAGAAGATACCCTTAAGATTTCTGATGCTCCAACAGCAGCTCGTAATGATAGTGACTTCACTCGATTGACAACTATGCGAATTGTAGCAGAAGTCGTTGATTCAGTTCGTGCAGTTGCAGAGCCATACATTGGTGAACCAAACACAGCTCCGGCTCGTGTTGCGCTTGAGACAGGAATGACTAGGGAGCTTGCAAGACTTCAGGAGCTTGGATTTATCCAGCGTTTTGAAGTTAAGGTATCAGCCACTGTATCCCAGCAGATCCAAGGTGATGCAACAGTAGAATTGGTGATTGTGCCGGCTTTCGAGCTCAAGAGAATTACTATTATTACTTCTTTGGCTAAACAATAATAAGGTAAGGGGTACATAACATGGCAACTAAAACATTCAATAGTTTCTCAGGGGTAGACATTACTCCTATTTTCCAAGGAAAGCCGATCGGTGAGATCCAAGCTATTTCTTATTCGATCAACCGTGAAAAAGCTCCTGTCTATACTATGGGCAAAGCCGATCCTCGTTCTTTCGCAAGAGGGAAACGTGGAATCGCTGGAAGTCTAATCTTTATTGTTTTTGACAAGCATTCTATGCTTGATAGATTCAAGGGTGCTAGCTTCTCTGCCGATAAAGATGAGACTGGTCTTCGTAACGCAGTTGGCGCGAACTCTTTGTTTACTGACAATCCGTTCACCGCAGGTGCAGCGGACAACAGTTTCAACCAAGAACTAGCAACTCCATGGTACGCAGATCAGATCCCTCCGTTCGATATCGTTCTTGCTGCTGCAAATGAATACGGCGCTCAATGTGTTATGAAGATTTTTGGCGCAGAACTTTTAAACGAGAATTCTGGTGTTAGTATTGATGATATCGTAACAGAGCAGCAATACACATATATTGCTCGTTCTATTATTCCTTGGCACTTTGATGCAAGCTCTGAAGAGCGCATTGCAAGCGTTAAGTCATCGATGGAAAACTAAGCTTGCGATAAGAATTTGATTAGAGTATTATTAAGGGACAGGTGCCGAAAGGTGTCTGTCCCTTTTTTAATTTCAAGGTACAGCAATGGCGAACTCACCTAACCAGATTTCCCAGGTTACTACTTATTCAGGCTCGGACGTACAAGTGATAGCCTACCGTGGCAAGCAAACGCCGGCACAAGGGTTCCGCATCTTCGATCTCAAGAACGCCATCAAGAAAAATAAAGAAAGACTAGAAGAAATAAAGAAAGAACAGACAGAGCTAGTGCGAGCCCTTGCCTCAAATCCCACTCCCCCATCTTCTTCCATTATTGGCGAAAGAGATGCAGATCAATTAAACGCAGCACAACTTGAAGCAAACAACCCCCTCTACAATGGAGACGGATTGGCGCAAAATCTTCTTGGAATAACCAATGCCCTAAGCTCTGACCTTCAGGCTGGGGTTAGCCAAAACACGCAAGAAGCAAAAGCTCTAAACGAAACAACAGCCAGATATGAGACGGAACTATCTGAATTAAGTAAGATACAATTCTTTCCCCTGGGCTCTCTTCATACAATCTCATATAGTTCATTTAGGGAGAACTTTGCAGTGAGAACATTGGGCAAGGTTCAAGCTAAAGGTTACACACAGGGACCTCGAACGGTAGCTGGGACAATGATCTTTAACACCTTACAAGAACACGAGTTGTATAAATTGCACCAACTTAATAGCGACGAGAACCTAAAGGGCAGTCATCCCAAAGCCAGAATGCTCGATCAGATCAAGCCGTTCAATGTGCTCCTTCTTTTCGCAAACGAATATGGCGCGTACTCGACATTGCATTTGTTTGATGTCCTTATTGGAACAGAAGGTCAGACCATGTCTATCGATCAGGTTGTGACTCAGAACTCAATGAATTTTTATGCAACTGAAATGCTACCGATGAGAGCGATAGGAAACGCTTACAAGACGTTTTCCAACATGCTAGAGCAAGAAATAGAATCGGCTCAGTCAGAACAAAAAGGGTCAGACTCTTCTCCTTCAAATGCAACCTTTAACATTGACACTCAAATAACAAATCCATTTGCAGAGAATGCAGATGAAATAAACATAATGCTAAGAGAAAGCAGAGGGTTATTCTAATGGCGGCTAAAATCAACGGCACATATTTCTCGGGAGCACAGGCGTCTTTGTTTATTGGGGATACATGGGTAGATGACGTTGCGTCTATATCGTGGAACATACAGCAGAACAAGCAGCCTATATACGGCTACGGGTCTCAGCACTGGGACTTCATAGCAGAGGGGATTGTTAGTGTTTCTGGCGAGTTCGCAATTAATTTTCGTGAGCCAAACTATCTCTGGATGATACTAGAAAGGAATAAAAGGTTTAGTCTTTCGCCGTCAGAGCTTGAGAAAACCAGGACGGAAATAAATAATAAAGACATTAATACACTCGATAACACATTTCAAAATGACCCTCGGTATAACTTAGACTTATTTTTTGCAGCGACGCCAGGAAGCCTGGACAAGGTTGCACGGGATATGACTTCCAAGTTCACTACAAGTCCAGTAAAGAAGACAACAGAAAGAACGAACCATCACAGCTTTAACATGACGATTGGGTACGGCAACTTAGGTCCGGATACAATCGGAGAAAAAATCAATTCAATTCAAATCTTGGGCAAATCAAAAGTTATTCAAAGCGATGGTCGACCAGTTATGGAAGTCTATTCATTTATAGCTCGTGACATTTCATAGTAAACCCCTTACAATTTTAAAAAGGAGAACTTTATGAGTTATGAGTATGAAGAAGAAGCTGACAATCAGGAATTTGTAGAAGAGAGCTACGAGGATTTATCTCCAGAAGAGCAGGTTTATCAGGCTCTATCCGCAGAAGAAAAACAACTATACGCCCAAATTCAAGAGAAACTAAGAATGACAGATCCTGTTATTCAAGCTCTTGCTGAAATGAAGAATGCCCCAACTCCCGAGATGATAGATTCATTCAAGTCATCTACTGGAGACGAAGTGTATTTCATTTCCATGTCCGACAAGGAGAACTTCTTATTCCGTCCGATCCGTAGACAGGAATGGAGAGCGCTCATGGGTAATATCGCCAAGCTAGATGAATACAAGAAGTCTGAAGCAATCGTAATGAAGGGCGTTCTCTACCCTCAATTGTCTCAGGTGAACGTCGGAGCATTGGCGGCAGGAAGTATCGAAACCCTAAAGGAAGTCATCTTGCGTGCATCTAATTTTATGCCGCCCGATATGGCTGTGTCGTTGGTCAGGAAATTATAAGTGGACCAGCGATTCGACGAGCTACTTGCGGAGAATCGAGACTTATATTTATTTGAATACGAAGCAGGGAGAGTGCTATTTCGCCTGCTTCCATATCAAAAGTACACTTCCGCAAAGTACATTATTCTTTCATATCCGACATTCAGGTGGGCTGTAGAGGACGACATATGGGAAGACTGCGTAATCGAACACAGTATTCTTGGCGGTGCTAGTCCTGGACTATTGGCTTCTGGCGTCGTATCTACCGTGGTTCAGCTGATCCTTAAGATGTCATGTTCCGTTCATCCAGAGCAAGCCAACGAGGAACTGGACGAAGCAAGGGGTCACCTCCAAGACGCAGTCCAGCAAGCCATTATTTTTATTTGTGAAGCATTTCCTTCTTACCTTCCTGAAGCCTTAGAGAAAATGACATGGAAGGATATCCTTAAGCGACTGGCTCAATCAGAGCAAATACTTGGAAAGACATTTGAATTCCGTGGCGTCACTAGTCACCATGTGGACGATAGTGGTAAAATATTCAAGGACCTAGATGAGTTATCTCAGGATCATTATCTGGACCAGGCGATTAAAACTCCTGTGAATTTTGCGAAAGACAATGGCGCAATGCATGAGGCAGACTGGGGTAGTCCGTCCGGGGACTTCAACATAAGGAATAGAAGATAAAGTGGCTCGCAACAGGAACAAAACTTCTGGCAGAGATCTTCTGTCATATTTCACTAATCAGTTTGGTTTCGATATCGAGACCAGTGATGCCACTGTTGAGTACGGGAATGTAGTCCAGGCTGGTATCGTAACCCCGTCCGGCAACTCGATTGAGTTAAACCTTCAAAACAAAAATTATAAATCAAGCAAGTTTCATTCACGCCCCGGTGGACTCAACGATTACTATACTCAGAACAGCATATCTTTAGCGAATCCTACTGCCGCCAGAACAATGATGGATGGCAAAAGAAGATATGAATCTAGAGTTATGGCACAAGAGCAAGTCTCCACTGTGTTACGGAAAGTATTCAAGCAGTCGGATCCAAACGCCAACATCATCATTCACAATGCTCAGTTTGAAATAAAGCATCTAA